CTACTTGGGTCTTTGAAACTCGTTTCTCCAAGAAATCAACCAATGACTTAAAAGACTTCACAATAATCTCTTGAGTTTGGATGGCTACAAGTTGACTCTCTGTGTAGCGCTGTTTTTCAAGAGCTTGTGAAGTCTTTTGAGTTTGAACTGCCTTTAGTCGATCAAATCCGTCCATTGATTCAGGGCGGGCACCCGCATTAGTGCCCACCGTTTTCCTTTCTAGCGGTAGCTAACTGTTACGTTAACATCAGCCGTAGTTGTGAACCCGACATATAACCCAGTCTTGAATGCGACGTCCAAGACGACCGTATAGCCACGGAATGGCGTAGTCGTAAAGGTTTCGTTATATATTTCGGTTCCAGTTTCGGTCAGGCTGTCGTACACGATTATCGAACCGGCAGTGGGAGCGGCATCGTTACATGAAAATGTAAGCGAATGGAGTACTCCACCGCCGGCTTTAACCTGTCCGTCGGCAGCAAGTTTAGAGTAGTTGAAAAAACTATTCATTTAGATGCTCCTATGTGCTTGCTAGGGTTATGCCACCGTCTGCGTTGGTTTGACCAGTTAAGAACCAGCTGGTGCCATCGGATATGACTTCACACCAGTCGCCTACAACAGCTACGTTAGCCACGAAGGTTAAAAGGTCGCCGTTGTTGATGTATGGGCCGTCATCGCCGGTATCAACTTCTAGCTCATTCACGCCACCAATGAGAATGTTCGTATCTCCGTTGGTTTTGATAGTGTAGCCGTTTGAGGTTGGTGAAGTTCCGACAATGAATTTGTAGCGCAAGCCTGCTGCTGGAGCCGGTAGCGTGGATAGAAAACCGGCTACTGCTTTCAAGAAGAAAGTCTTGCCTGATTCAGCTGCGGTGATGACATTAGTTGCTGTGACCGATTCGACGTTAGCCGACTCGTCAGCGGCTTGATTGATCTCGGCAGCTGTGGCCGTAACCGTAGTACCGCCAATCTTCAGTGTGCCCGTAAAATCAACCGTGCTCGCAACATCCTCGGTGTAACCTGATTGTTTACGAACGAATAATTGTTCACTTCGTCTTGACATTTATATTTTCCTTTCTTTAGAGGTATGGCGTCTTCTTGCCGTAACGGTCATGCCTGGTTAGCCCCGTTATCCGTGGCGTAAGAGCCGCTATTTTATTGTTTAAGCTTCTGCGGTGAATTCGCCGCTAACTGCCGAAATGACCCAAGCATCTGCATTACCACCGACCAAAGTGACATAACTGCCAATCGGTTGATTAGTAAATACGATGTCCTTGTTGTCAGTCCCGGTGTTGTCGCAGCCCTTGATACCGTCAGCCGCTTGTGGGCTGATGGTTAACGTCTGTGGGTTCGCACCTACGCGCAGTGTCAAGGTTTCCCCTGCTGCAACTGCGTGTAACGTGACTGTTGGAGTAGCGTGTGTAAAGTTCAAAACCTTACCGCTGTCGTTCAAGTCAGTAGTTAACGTGCTGGCTGTAATATCTTCTTTCGTGCGATAACCAAAATTTGGGAGGTTAACGCCTGTTGCGTCAATTGCCATGTTTACTTACCTTTCTTTCTATTTTCCTTTACAGGAGTCTCTGTTTCAGCCTCCGGCTCTTCTGGTGAAACAACTGGTGCTCCAACAGATTCGCTTTCTTCAGCTTCTAGTTCGAGCTTGGAACGCTCGTACTCGGCATTTTCCTGCTGTTCTCGAATCCGTTTTAGGGTGATACGTTCGGCATCACGTTTGACTTCTTCAAGCCAGGGTAGTGTTTTTGCCATTTAGTAAATCTCCTTATTTAACTAAGCTGTTTTGTGGATACCGACTGCGTTAACGCGGTTTGTATCAACAAACGCGTCGTAACGATGACGATACTCAATCAAGTAACCGTTAATGCCGGGTGGGTTCTTATGGATGGTGAAGTCCTTAAGTTTTTCCGGTGCGACCATTACGCTTGGGTGCGTGATGATCAAGTCGGTGCTGCTCGGCATACGGCTCGAAGGACAGACAACGACTTTGCAGCCGTCAACGGTCCCTAAGTTGCCGCTTTTGCGGTCACGGTAAGCTGAATCACTGTCTAATACGAAACCGCCTTGCTTAAGGTTGTTGTAATAGGCAGCGTCCATAACGGCAACGCGGCCCTCTTCAGGCGCTTCGTTGTCAGAGATGTCAGCTTGTATGGTAGTGAAATTGGTCCACGCGTTAGCAGCCGTAGTTGTTTCGTCTGCGACAATGTCGTCACGGTTAGCAGTAGCTCCGGCGGTGCCAAGAGCGGCTAATCGATATGTGTCGATTTCTGGGACCATTTTGTTCTTTACGACCTGGGCAAGATATTTGCTTGGGCGACGAACCATTTTAGTGTCTTGTAAATTACTCATATCAATGGTTTTGGTCCATGAGCGGTCTCGGCTCAGCGTAAAGGTTTGTAGCGTGTCATCGACTTCGGTAGGGTTCCCATAGCGGTTTGAACCACTAGGGCTATAGTTACCAACAGTCGGGTCGCTAAGGGTGTAAACTTTGATTGCGTTCACGCCGTCCCAGTCCCAGTCTTGGTTAACAATGGAGCTGGTCTTAGCGCGGGCAACCATCAGGTCTGAGGTTTTTTTCTCAAACTTAGTGGCTAAGTTAATTGCCATTGGTTAGATCCTTTCAGTGCAGGCTCTTACCACTTATCGGCCTCTTCATCAAAGGCGGCAATATCTGGGTCAACTTTCGGTTCTTTTGGTTTTTTGGCAGGTGGCGTTATCGTCTTAGACCTGGTCTTGGACCGGTCTTTTTGTTGCTGCCTCGCCCCGACACCCGTAAGTCTTCGGATAGAGTCTGCTTTTTTTTGTAAAAATTGGTACACGTCGCCCGTAACTTCTATGGGGTCGCCGTTTCGGTCTCGTTTGACGTGCATTCTTTCAAAGTCGTCCAACGAGTCGGTCAATTCTTGTTTGACCTCTAGCGTCCCTGTTCTGAAAAGATCAATACTTGCAACGGCCTTATCTATGCCATTTTGCAATTTATTAGTATTGCTCTCTACTCTGTTGTTATAGGCGTCTATTTGGAGCTGCCGAAGAGCAAGGTCTTTACCGTCTTCCGCCGCATCAAGATATTCTTGTTGCGCGTCAACTTTTGCTTTATGCCTCTGGGCTTCGCGTTGCTCGAAGGCGCGGCGGGCCGCTGCTTCTCTGGCGTCGTCATCTGAATCTGTACCTTCTTCAGTTGACTCCTCCTGTTCAGAATCCGTTGATTCTGAGTCTGAGTCCGTTGACTCAACATCGTCTTCCGATTCTTCCTGCGCTTCCTCTTCCGATTCGGTGGTCGCCGTTTTGTTTTCGGATTCGCCGGACTCCTCTGTTTCATCAGCCTCTATGTCCTCGTCAGACAGTTCCATGTCGTCAAGGTCTTGGCTCTCCGTGTCCTGAGCGTCCTCGTTAGTTGATGTGGTGGCCTCATCAGATACCGTTGTATCGTCTGTGGCCGGAGCTGATGTTTCTACATCAGGCATGTGATTCTCCTCTCACGTTTAAGGCGGTGCGCCATGCTATTAAAGGGTGCTGCCCATGCGTTTTTTTAGAGTCGCTAACTCATGGCTCGGAGGTGAGCCTGCGGGACGGTCAACTATTTTGGTTGACGATCCCGCACGCTTGCCTATCCGTCGCTTAAAAGCCCTATGATTGGGGTGTGCCGCTCCCTCGCAACTCATAACCAGCCCCCGGTCTACCCAGTTGTGGGGTTGAGGCGTAAGGTTATCCAGTTCGAGTATGAACTCCGAGCGTTTTTTCATGAGCTCTTTAATTTCTTCGGAGCTAAGCTCATTCTGCTCGTGCTCAACTTTCTGCTTGAAAGCACTATATGTCTGCTTGCTCATCTTCACCTTTCCGAGGCTTGGCTTCTCTCAAGAGCTTCTTTAACCTCGATTCCAACGCCAGCATGCGATTGTCTGCCAACCGGAGCCCAAGCACCGCTATTTTTATGTCGGCCTCTTTCATCTCCAGATGGATTAAATTGCCGATTTCGGCGGCAATCGTTACGCGCTGCCTCTTTATCTCCTCTACCAATATTTCGCCGGCCGGGGTTAGTTGCATCTGTATCTCTTGGCGCTCAGCCTGACGCTTCCGGCGGAGTTCGCGGTTCTTAGCAAAACTGGCCGTTGTCATGCCGGTATATAGAATGCCGTCGTTGCGCACCTTTTTAGTTTCCTCAGCCATTCACCGCCTCCACTTCTTGCCGCCGCTGTAGAGCGCCGACTATTTCCTCTTGCTCAAAACCTTGCCGCTCAGCTTCCAACATGGCTGCGGCGGTGTACTCATCAACGCCGTAATGCTCCATAACAGCCTGTAGGTTAGCGGCAATGGTTCCGTCGTCTAAATCATCAGTTGGCTGGGTACTCTGTCCTTGGGCAACGCCTGCTCCGGCTAATGCCTGCTCTTCAACAGCCGCCTCTTCGTCTTCCGGGCTAATATCTTCTAAGATTTTGTCGTTGTCAGTAGTGAGTGAGATAATCTCTGAATAGAGCTCGCCGTCATTGAGCTTTTTGCCTGACTCGAACAACTTCTGGTCGAACAACGGGTCGGACGCCCGGAATTCAGCTACCCGTAAAAGGCCCTCTAGGCGTTTCTCTTCGTCTTTAGCCTTATCCTGCTCAGCGTCTATCTCGAAGTCGAATTCGGCCCGGATATCATCCCAGATGAACTCAAATTCATTGGTCGGGTTGCCTTCTTCGTCTACCGGGAATTCGACGCCGGCTTTGGCTAGGATTTCGCGCTCTTCATCAGACAATTTAATAATGTCTTCACCGTGCATATTGGCGAAGTGGGTGTTAATCATAGACTTCACCACTGCTTCGTACGTCATGTACAAGTTGTCGCGAAAATCTTCGTCGTCGATAGATAGATTCTCAGCTTGGAATTTCACGCCAGCTGGAGTCTTGGAATACTGCGGGTCGCCGGCCTCGGCGCTTATTGACGTGTCGCCTGTCGGGATAAGTTGGTTCAAAGAGGTCTTATACATCGCTATGCGATTCGGCAGTTGGGAGTAAATCTGGTTGCTAATCTCCTCCCGTTTGACGTTTGCATTACCTATGTGCCACTGCTGGTCCTGAGCGTAAATGATGCTGTCTAAATCGGTTTCAGATGTGTCCCCGCCAATACTAATCGGTGGCCGAAAGCCTAATTGGGTAGCCAGCACGTCGGCCTGGCGCATGTAATCCAGTACATTTTGCGTCCCGCCAGCCAGCTGCACAATGCCGATACCGTAAGGGTTGATAAAATCTTGGTAGCAGTATAAGAAGTGAATTGGTACATCGCCGGTAGGGTCGGGGTTTGTCCACTCTCGCACCGTTTCCTTAGTATCTTTGTGATACATATAAAAGGGAGCGTCGACCCCTCTCTGCACAGCTATACAAAAATGATACCCGCCTTTAGTAACGCTCTTGTCGTTACGCCTATTGTGGTCTTCTTCGGTACTTCGGTCTTCAGTCAGCTTTGCAGCCTTGATATCCTGGAGTGCCTTGAGATTCCACTTGTTATAACCTTTTTCGTTGCTCTGTTTAGCTTCCTCGGTTTCAGCTTTGGCCTGCTCAATCATGGTGTCGAGCTGTAAATCGGTAAGATATATATCCCAAAATATTATGTCCGAGTCATAATCTGATACCTTGCCCGGTTCAAGCGTCACGTCTTGGGACTGCCCGACAATAAAATCAGCTCCGATATAATCACCGCGCTCGACAAACAGCGTGATGAGCGGGACTGAACCGTAAATAGCCGCTTTGCGGATAGCGTCTTTCCATTTACGATGAAAGGGTGCCTGGGAATTGGCATTGGGCAGTATCTTGTTTTCCCACTGCATGTTCGCCAGCTCGGTAATCCAAGCATCATCAGCGTTGATTGCTCGTGCTCTACCGGTCAGCTTAGAACTGATAATTCTTTTAGGCAATTTGAATAGACTGGCAGCAAGTGAGCCGTCATTGACTTCCGGCAATGACTCATCAAGATCTTCGATGAGCTCGTTATCGGCTATTCGCTCGTATTCGTGATAATCTTTTCGCCACTCTCGTGCTTCCTCAACTGCCGTAGAGTAGACCCGATAAATTTCGTCTTTATCTGTGAAGTATGCCATTCGCCGCCTGCTGGTAGTACGGCGATGCGTTGGCTACATTATGCCTTTATTATACTATTTTTTGTCTATCAACGCTACTTTAGCTTCTCCCGGCTGGTTATCCAGGTCCGCTGTATCAAATTCGGTGAGCCGTATTTATCCCTTTTAATGAGAATAACAAGTTCAGGGGTATCGGTAGTCTTCAGCACGTCAAGGCACTTGATCACATCTGCCAGCATGGTGTTGTGAGTGGTTTCCATATCCTCACGAATCTGCTCTTTAACAGAGCGCAGTCCGTCAAAATACCCCTCAGTGCGAATAGTAGTTTTACCGTCACCCTGGTCTATTTCAACCACCTTTTGGCCGTATTTCATTGTTTTACCCTCACTTCCATTACGTTCATCGGCGTGTAATAGAGAAAGTCTTTTGACTCGTACATTCGCTGGAACTCCGGCTCTTCTTGCAACAGATCAAATTGTTCTCGTGTCATAAGCAGCTGATTGGGCAACTCCCGGATGATAACCCGCTGCGTGTCTTTAACCGCATTATAGATCTCTTGCTTAAGCGGTGTGATTTCTCTATGCTTAGACGCCGTAATATCTAATATCTGTAGAGCCATATTATCTTCTCCCTCCCACATGGAATTTTGCCCGCCTTGCTCTTGGGCGGGTACTTAGCTTTTTAATTAAAGGTCTCTCGCTCTGGTACATCTGCCAAGCGCCGGCGCAACTGATTACCGCGTCATCGTGCATGCCTTTGGCAGCTTCTGGCCGGTTATTCTTATTGACTATAAACGTCTTGTGCTGTTCAATCGTTGGCTTGTCATATATCTGCACGCTATGGGTATTGAACGCTACTTCCCATTCACCAAGCATCTTAGGGCGAGTTACCCCATTGGTGTCCCAGCCAGGCTTATCTTCGATCTTCTGGCCTTTGACATCCCGCATATAGTAGATAGACCAGTGGTTTTGCAAGTTGGACACAATCAGGTTATGCATGGCACTAGCACCACCATTATTGCGCTCTAGGGCTACGCAGGGCGGTACGCCGGTTTGTTTATAGACATATTCAAGAGCCTGGACGATATATGGCAAACAAGCGGCTATGGTGCCTCGTTTCTGCATCACCAAAGGAATGTCTACCTGTGTCTTGGATAAAAACTGTAGAAAGTTCGAGTCCGGACCGCCTTGAGCCGTATCACCAAAGACTACAAAAAATTCACCTTTAGTAACAGGACGATAGAGCCTAAACATACAGTGTCACCCCTTCAAACATCTCAAAGCACTCAACATGGAATACGTTGTCTTCTTCGTCGTAGCCCCAGCCGTAGGTATCAGGGTATATTTGGCGGTGGCAGTAGGTGCAGGTCATGGCCGCCCCTTCTTCGGCAAATACCAAACTTGACCGTCAAAAAACCATAAACCCTCTTTTTTGGTATTAAAGGGCATTAAGCCCAATGTACCGTCAATGTTCATGAAAATATTCTTACAAACAAAAGCATCATGTCTGATAGCCGCCCATCCTCGTACATTCATTACAGCGCCCCTATAAATTCAGCCTTTTTAACCGGCTGTTTAATGTTATTCATATAGTGGATTAAAGCTTCTGAGCTAAAGAATGGGTCGCCACCCAATAGAAAAGCCTCGGTATCTGATGTCGGGTACTCTCTTAGCCTCCGGTTGTCTGTAAGCCCCCTGGTCTTTTCAAAATGCCAATAACACTGCTCTACGGTAACGCCTTGCTTCATTATCCCGTTATAATACTCTGGCGGTTGCCAGCCCTCAGGAGCTGGTTTGGTATACCTGCCGAACAAGTGCCAGGCCAGAAAGCGTGATTTGAATTCACTCAGCCCGTCTTTCCCAAGTTGGTATTCATTATTAAAGAAATCGTCGGCTACATTACCGGTGGTTTCCCTGAATATCTTACCGATGCCACTTGATACCTGTTCCTCGGCTCCCGTTACCAGATCCTTTGCATTCAGCACTTCGGTATTGCTGTAAAAAGCTACTTCAGACCAGTGCATATTCTGTTTTGTGCCACCACGCCCAGAGACCTTAGCGCCTGCGGTCAAACAGTGGTACTCAGCGCCGTTCTTGCCCACAATAACCGTACCAGACACATCTTGCTTCAAAAACGCCTTACGCAAGGCTGTGAGGTCTTTTCTGTGAGCTATTTCGCGATAATCACCGCCTTGGTCCTTTAACAACCATGAGTCTATAAACTGGTTGACTCTTGTGAACAACACAGTCGTGTCTTTCTCTTTGTAGCTGTAAACATCTGAATTGGTAAATGGAACCAGCCCAAGTTCGGACATTATGAAGTCCACCGTGAATATAGCGTCTATTAAAGAACTGAAGCCGAAGCGCCGGGACTTCAATATGTTTTCTCTGATACCATTTAATTCAGGCCCATAGTCCTGCAACAACAGGTTGTAGTAGTAGTTCTGGATATCGTTGAGCACGAAAGGCACTACCTCGCCGGCTACGGTAGTAATAGTAAAATTGTCTTCGATAAAACTCTTGTAATCTATTTTCACTATTAGCACCCCTCATCGCTTGTATGCCGATGCTTACAGTATTTACATAATTTAGGCTTATTTATTTTGACGCTCATAGATTGTCGCCCAGATATTTTATTGGATCGTCAGCTATGACCATCTGCTGGAGGTGGTAATGCCAGCTAGGTAGAGGAGCACCAATGCCGGGCTTTGGAGCAATATCCGTAATTTTGGGAGCTGGCATCCGTGGTGTATGTGTCATTTGCTTCGGTTTAAGCCAGGTTATTGTCAGACGCGTAGGCACGTCGCCCCACAAAGCCTTAGCGAAGTCGTGATTGAAGATAAGGCATGGCACTAGGTCAAGCTCAAACGTAGGGTCAGCTTCGCCGTGTGTCTCGTAGAACTCAGCCATGACTTGGGCTACAGGGTTAGTTGGTTGCTTCCAGGTTTTGTTCCATTCAATGAACGTGAGATAGTCCCACCCACCCTCAATAGCTTTCTGTATGGCTTTTTCTAATATTTGTTGATGAGTCATATCGTTTCTACCTCCACGCCTAGGGCGTTCAATTCATTTAAGCAGTCCAGTAACCGGTCAATCTTAAGCCAAGCCTTATTAGATGCCACCTCAGCCCCATTGAGAGCTATATCCCGCTGTTCGTTTAATTGAAAATAGATTTCAGCTTTGTCCATCGATATATTTCCTGGGGTTACTCTTCTCGCCAAAGACATGCTCTATGGTGCCGGTCTCGGTTTTCTCATCCTTCCAGCCATAGTTATTTTTAAGACTGAATATCGGGCCGGTGGCATTAGGCCCATAGAGTTTTAGCTCAGTAAAATTTTGGCATCGTAACTTAGCTCTTTTTATTGCGTCAACAAACTCTTCTCGCTCCTGATACTCAAGTAGTGTTTCTCTGGATGTGTCAAGAGCCAAAGCTAAACCGGTTATGGTATAGGGTATCTGCTCGGTTAGCCGTAATTCTTTTCTAAGCTCTTTCGGTTGGTCATATAGTATTTTGCCTTTTTTATCTTTAGGATGATCATATATTTCAATCTCTTCATAATGCGGGTCACATAACTTGAAATAAGCGTTTATCTTTGCTTCCAGTTCAGCAGGGGTTTTAAATTTTAGAGGTCTGCCACCTTTATTTATAACTTCGACTTTTGTATCTTGATCAGCCATTACGATGCCCTCGGCCCATCATCGTTGAATATAATCAGTATTAGCCCGGCAATTATGAACAATATATTGAGGAATATTGCGACCTTAGAATTAGACACGTTTACTGTCCCTCCTTGCTATTTCAGCTTCTATAGCCCCTGAAGGGTTTGTGAATACGTGTTGTATGTTGAACCGCTGTACACCCGTATAGACTTCCAGGCATTCTTGGTGGTAATTAAATACTGGCCAGGCCAGTATAAAGGTTACTCCGGCGTCTGGCTCATTCAGATCTATTGGTTTGCCACAGTGGCAGCAGCAAGCGTCATCAAAATCATTAAAGTTTAGATTTGTCATGCTATTTTTATCCCTCTTTGGGTTGAGAAGTCATGACGAACCTTTGGAGGCAGCTTTACACTTTCCGGGACGCCATATCGAGCGAGTATGTTGGCATTGTGCAAAATATCTTCAAATAGGTAGTGGTTATACTTAGTAGGTCCCTGCTTAATTGGGCAGCCCTCGGCGTGATCGGCCCGTTCCTGTATCGATGATCCACAGTCCGGGCATAATAGTGTCATGAATGCATCTCCCGTTAATAAAGTCCAACAGGAGGCCCACAGTTATCTTTATTTTTGCGGGTTGTTTATTTCCTTAGCCGGCGTACCGGTTGCATCGTGAAGCTCGAAAGAGCTTTTGCGAGATGTGAGAAAAATATGACTTACTAGCTTACAAAACCCTTGTCTCCTACACTGCTGTGGAATCCTCCAAGCATGCCTAAAAGGCATCAAGGTACTAGAACTCGCACGCATGTGAGTGCGCGAGCCTCCTACTGGACTTTAGACATGCTTCTGACCGAATAATAGCATAACAAGTATTGCATTACAAGCCACAATATGTCCTAATGTTAAAGTGCGTTTAATTCAAGTAACTTTTGTTTAATCGTATAAAGATATACAAACTGGTCTATAGCTTCATCCATGGCCTGATCGATTAACCAAATAGGGTTCTTGTCCCATAAATTTCCACCGTGTTCCCGGGCGCCAAGTTCGTATTTTTCCATCATACGCGATACGAACATATCTGTGATATCAATAACATGTTTTTCTTGCTCGTGTGTCATAACTTTTCCCTTCTTAAGCCAATCGTACCCAATGCTGTACCTTTCTGTGCTCTTTGTCTTCCGCGACAGACCAATCTACTCTTGGACGACACCATTCCAATTCTTCAACCCTCGCCTCTTTCAGTTTCTTTTCGATGGTGGCCTCCAATTTCTTGTTTAATGGCTCCAGTCGCTCAACGCTAATATCTCGTTTCCGCTGGTACAGTACATCTCGAATTTTAAAACACTCTTCACGATATTCTCTGAGTAGTTCCCAAATCCAATCATTCTTGTGCATTAGAGGTCTCCACCTTTACGGTTTTATAGATTTTAAGAGCAGACTTCACTGCTTTGGCTGCATGTCTCCGGTACCTAAAGGTTTCGGTTAAGTCTGGCAGTTCACCATTGCCCAGAGCCGTAACTTTGTATTTCATTACAGGCTCTCAATCTTGGCTCTAAAATCATCAATGGCTTTGTTATAACCGGCAGTCCATCGTTTCTTTTGGAAACTTTCAGCATGAGGCGCTTTCTCAGGCAACATATCCAGCATCATGGTCTTAATGGCTTTGGTAAACTTGGGAAACTCGTTTTCTCTTATGTGGTAATTAAACTCCGTTTGCCTTGCGTCCCACACTTTCCGAGCAAACCTTTGACATATCTCATCCATCTTACTTATAACTGGCTCTGGTTGCGTAGATGCCGTACTGCTCGAAAACCCACGCTTGCCAATCCGCCCATCGCTTATGCTCAATAGCTGCTAGCTTTTCTTTTAACTCGTCCATATCTTTTGTACTATCTGAGTTCATGGGCTAGCTCGCTTTCTGGCCGAGCGTTCGCCCGAACCTCATTACGTTGTTGTAACTCCGCAGCTTCTTGCGCGATGCTCTTCATAATTGCAGGGTGCAGCCCTTTGACAACTGCGCGTCTGGCGTATGAGTACAGAACACGACGCTCTGCTCTCCAGTTGGTCTTCTTCCGTTGGGGTTTAACATATAATCGTGCTTTGTTCTGGGCGTTGACCTGGATAAGTCCCCAGCCCTCAGGCAATTCTCGGGGGTCTATCAGACCTTTAGGCACGCAGTAGTAGCGATAGTGGCCTAGACCATTTTCTTCCAGTCGTCTGAAAGGCTTTTTCTTGTCTCGTAAGAAGTCGGCACGACTAACCTTTACCTCAATCATATGCGTGTCTGAGCCACTGAATCCGAGCACATCACAGACTTCTGCGTTGTAGCAGACAAACTCTGGTAGCACCACGCCACACTTGTTCTTAGCCCAGCGCGCAGCAATCTCGACCAGACCACTATGACTATTCATTAGTGTGGCCTTTCTGGGTTAAGTTCCTCGCTGCATCGCTCATGCGGTTGAGATGACGTGACTGAGCATTGACAACCCTGATGACATCGTTAAGTTTCATTAGAACTTCAATTGGTCTAAGGTCACCGACATCCACCAGCTCCTCAATAAGCGGCAGCTCAACTTGCTTCTTCTTTACTGCTGCCATTAGTAAATCCCCGTTTCACCAGTTTTAATAAATCTGGTTATGTTATCTAAATTAGTTTTGCGTACTTTGGCTAGGCTCTTTCCCCCAATGCCGGATTTATGGCGATGCTCCATAAATAAATCTTGGTAATGAGCAATAATAAATAATTGTTCTTCCTTGGTCAGTTTAACGCGTTCAGTAAGTTCGTCTAAAAACATGTCAGGTGGGAAGCCGCCGGACGTATACATATCAAACATGCTTTTGCCATAGTCCAGTAAATCATGACGGCTACGAAACTTTGACTTAACTTCTAAAAGCTCTCCTAGAACATTTACTGCTGCCATCACGACATACCTAAGGCCCTTCTATAGATTAGTTCCTTACAATGCAGACAGTTAGGGTTATAGTCGGGGATAGTGCTAATGATATACGTCAGTACTGCTCCTGATGTCATGGTTTTGCCTCCAGCTTTATCAGTAAATAAATAATTGCTGCGATGAGCGCTAAACGTAGAATGATTTTCACCACTAATATGCGGTTCTGCCTTTGCAGGGCTTTTAGGTTAGCTATTTGCTGTTTGGTAGGCTTCTTATTATCTTGAGAGGTCATGGTTGATAAATACTCCTTATTGTTCATACAGTAGAACTCCTTTCAGGGTCATAAGGTAATAGCATTGTCTCGGCAGTCTGCTGTCCGCATAGTGGGCAATAGTGTTTGTTCATCTAGTTATCTCCTTTTACGTTGGTTAATACGACCATGAACCCGACCTCGACCTCGAACCCGACCACAGGGTATTACAATTGCCTAACTGCGCTATACTAGTCATTTGTTTGCTCCTTTATTCATAGTGATTAAGCTTCCTGAACCATGTTTAAGTAATCTTCTAATGGAATCCCAAAAGCACAAGCCTGTGCATAATCAGCGTCCTTTTGACTGCCTACTTTCGGCTCTACCCACTCTAAGAACTGCCTGTCTGTGCTGGCATCGTCCATAACCATGCAGTATTCAGTGTCATTGCCTGGGCGGTCACTTACTCCAATGGCTTGCCTGAAATTGTCCACCTGGTACAATCTGGTACCTTTGATGCCGGTGTGGACTAATTTGGCATTTACACCCTTAAGCAACCTATCTGGTCTAAGCATGGAGAAAGCCATCGTACGCTGGTCGGCACTGCGTATGTTGATGACCTCTTTTAGTGTCATCTTCTGTGAGGTAATGCGTGACCACAACGACTCGTCAAATGCCTGTCCATGCAAGAAATGGAGCTTGAACCCATCTCGCCACTCTATAGCAGGTAATTGGTCGTTGTGTAAGCGAAGCTGGTCGTCTCTACGAAAAGCCATAGGCCGTCGGCAAACAATAGCTAGGCCATCTAAATACACGCCCATGAACTGGCCGGACTTCATATATTTAAGATACTCGTCCCATTTATCGTGTTTAATTATGCCAAGTCCCTTAAAGTATTCAATGAAAGCGACCCATCCAGCGTAATAGCCAAGGGTATCACTGGCAAAGGGTTCGGATTTATCAACCTGGCTACGAACCTGGCTACGAACCTGGCTACGAACCTGGCTATCAACCTGGCTATAAACCTGGCTATCAACCTGGCTACCGTTTGCGCCCTTACCAACTGAATCTAACAGAGTTTTGGCATAGGGAATGGCTAACTGAACCCCCATCGGGCTGTCCACGATAATCTTTATGGGCTTTTTCAGGCCCGACAATTCGTAGATGAAATCTATTCCATCATATACAGCTTTCTGGTCTACCTCGTCACCAGAGAATAAGGCAAAGTTAATCCATTCGTCTTTAACCTTATCCATCAGCCTTTCTTGCTGTTTGGTCAGCTTGACTAGTTTCATCAGTCCCAAACCTCACGCATGACCTTTTCAAACGGGTCATATTCCCGTTTATGTACGACTTTGTAGATTCCGGCTGGAATTGTTAGGTCCTTATGCCGGTTGACAGTCTTTTGGTGGATTAAGTTAGCTGGCTCGAACAACTGGATGTAGAGCATAGCTTTATCCACGGTGTCGGTGGTGACACGGAACTCCGTCTTACTCTCTAAGACATGGTGGTGGCCGGTTTCACTATGGCCCACGATAAAGCTGGTGTGCTTCTTACCGCCCCTTGGCATTTTATCTACTGGGAGCAACAACACTTCCCCGTGTCGTACTGCTAAGATTTTTAGATTTGACATCTTGTTCTCCTTATTTAATTTGCTTGTTTTCATATGTTCCCTTTCTTAGGAAGCTGGTTATTATAACTATCCGCATTCCTTGTAGTTGTTTAATCCTTTGCAGTTGTAACCTAGTCGCGCCTTATGACAGAAACCAATTTTATGTAAAAATACCTTTATGGTCTTCGACCGAGCCTTTTTACCATAAATCACAAAACGCCTAGGCTTCCTGGAATATTCATATTCAAAATTATAGTTTTGAAGCACCATAATCTTTACTCCTCTTTGGTTTAAAGTGCAGCGGACAGGTTCTATCAATCCAAAATCGCTTGCCACCATCAGACAACAACAAGCCAGCACCGTAATAGTTCTCCATCGCCAAACATGTACAGCCCCTCTCTTTGGACTGCTTGCTCCCGGGTTTATACATTTCGTCAGAAACTGTCATGATTTCCTGCTCTTCCCAATACGTCCAGCTTCTGCTGCCCGTTTCCGATCATACTTAAAATTGCCGGGACTGACTTTC